AGGGACCGATCCGGCTTTATCCAGGGATAACGCTCCAGATGGTGAACTATGCGGTCGGATCGAGCCGAGGCTCATCTCGCCGGTCGCGAGCTCTCTGTCTCTTGGCCCTGCCCTGGCAGAGTTCGCTTCGCGCCATATGGGCATCGAGCTGATGCCCTGGCAGAAGATAGCGCTGGATGGTCAGCTTGCTGTAAACGATCGAGGAGACTTCCTATTCCGGGAGTCTTTGGTGTCGACTGCTCGACAGCAGGGGAAGAGTGTCGCCCTGAGAGCTCTGGCAGGATGGTTTCTTGCTGAGGAGGCACGTCGGCGCGGGAAGCCTGTGAACGTGCTTCTAGTCGCGAACAAGCTCGAACGTTCTCTGCCGATGTTCAGGGACCTCGCGCTCTATTTGGAGGACCATCACGGAGCGGAGGCTCGCTGGGGGAACGGCTCTCAGTCTGTGACGATGCCCGACCGCTCGACCTTCAGAGTCGCAGCTGCGAAAGACAACGTCCACGGAATGACGCTCGACTTGATCCTGGTCGACGAAATCTGGAACATCGCGCCGAGCGTGATCTATGACGCGCTCCGGCCTTCGATGATCGCCGTGAAGAATCCTCTGCTGTCTATGTGGTCCACAGCTGGGGATCAGAGCTCGACGCTGATGCTCGGACTTCGTGAGAAGGCGATCAGTGGTATCGACGCCGGCAAGCCTGGTCGACTATTCTTCGCCGAGTGGAGCGCCCCGCCCGGCTCGAACCCTGACGACCGGCTTCGGACATGGCCCTGGTCGAATCCGGCTCTCGGCACGACCGTCACCTGGGAAGCTCTGGAAGGAGCCTACGAAGGAGCAGACCGCGCCAGCTTTCTCCGAGCGCACCTGAATATGTGGGTCGCAGCGACAAAAGCCTGGTTACCGCTGGGGACCTGGGACAAACTCGGCCCCGTCGACATTCCGACTGGGGGAGTGCTGTCTGTCGACACCTCCGTCGACGACTCGCGCTATGTCGGAGTGAGAGCTGTCGCCGATGGCGACCGGATCGCTGTCACCGTCGAGTTCATCGTCGAATCCCTGGAGCGCTGCTGGGAAGAAACCCTCCGAGTCATGACAGACCCGACAGTCCAGCTCACCGTCACCCCCGGCCTAGAGGGAGTCATGCCGACCGAGTTGGCGCGCCGGACCTCGATCGTCGGCTATGGGGAGCTCCTCCGCTTTACACAGCTAGTCCGTTCGCTGATCCTCGAAGGTCGACTCCGACACGATGGTTCGCACATCCTCGCCGAGCACGTTTCGAGAGCTGTCGCAGTCAAGACCCAGAATTCGATTGTCCTGTCGAGTCAAAAGAGTCCCGGTCCTATCGAACTGGCCCGCTGTATGGTTTGGGCTTCAGCGATCGCAGCTCGACCGGCATCCAAAACAAAAGTAGCTTTCGCTTTCGGATGACTTGACTTATCCACAGCCCTGTGGATAAACTCCGCGACGATGGCACTGTTCCAGCGTCGCACAACTCGACCGGCTTTCGGCGCGGACATCAAGGCTGCTGCTGGAGCAGCTCAACAGTCGACTATCAACGCGACCTACACCTGGACCATCGGAACCGGAGAGCTCAGAGCGCTCCAGCTCCCGACCATCTCCAGAGCTCGCGACCTGATCGCCTCGATGATCGGCTGTCTCGACCTGCGCGCCTACCGTCTCGCCTGGGACCCCACAGAAGAGTCCTATGAAAAAATCTATGTCGAAGGGGAGTCCTGGTTCACTCGACCGGACCCAGCAGTCACTCGCAATTTCATCATGGCGAACACCTTCTCGGACCTTCTCTTCTATGGTCGCGCCTTCTGGCTGATCACCTCGCGCTACTCGACCGGCTTCCCAGCGTCCTACAAATGGCTTCCAGCAGCGAACATCACAACACTCGACCAAGCAGGCCCCCAATGGTTTCAGCCTTCGGACCAGGTCCAGTTCAATGGCGTCGACGTCGACTCGACAAACCTGGTCCAATTTCTCGCGCCTTCGATGGGCATCGTCTACTCGGGAGCAGCTGCGATCGACACCGCCTGGAAGCTCGACAACGCTGCGCGACGCTTCTCCTCGAATGAGATCGCAGCAGGATACCTCCAGCAGCGCGGAGGAGAGCCGATGTCAGCTGAGGATCTCGGCGAGCTCGCAGCAGCTTGGAGCATCGCACGACAGCGTAACGCCATCGGCGCGCTGAACGAGTTCGTCGAGTGGAAGGAATATCAGTCTGATCCTTCTCGACTCCAGCTGGTCGAGGGACGCCAGTATCAAGCTCTCGAACTCGCTCGCCTCGCAAACATTCCCCCGTATCTGGTCGGAGCTCCGACAGGGACCGGCATGACCTACCAGAACGCGCTACAAGCCCGTCAGGATCTCTACCTGTTCGGAGCGAAGCCCTACCTGGACTGTCTCCAAGAAACGCTTTCTGGTAACAATGTGCTACCAGCTGGGAAGCACGTCGAGTTCGATCTCGACGACTATCTCGGCGACAACGACCTAGTCGACTCTCCGCTAGTTACGACACCGACATCAGATCGCGAGCTATACGATGCTTAAACTCACAGCAGGCTCCTTCACTGTCGACGCAGCTGCTCCCGATGGGCAGCCTTCGCGCTCGATCACCGGCCTCGCAGTCCCCTGGAATGTCACCACTACCGACAGCCTCGGGACGAAGGTAATGTTCATGCCAGGATCACTCCCTGAGGAAGGTCGCCCGCCCCGACTCCTCGAAGGCCATGATCCGGCTAAGGTGCGCGGACTTGTCTCCGAAAGAGTGAACACTTCCGAGGGGATGATGTTCACCGCGCGCCTAGCTTCGACACGCGACGCAGACGACACGATGGCTCTCCTTCTCATGGGAGCGCTTGACTCTGTGTCTGTAGGTGTCATCCCGACGAAGTTCTCACATTCTCCCGATGGCGTCATGCTGGTCGAGGAGGCACGCTGGACAGAGCTGTCGATCGTCGCCGAACCTGCTTTCGAGCAGGCCCGCATCGAGAAGGTCGCAGCAGCCAGTCCTGAGGACGAACCATCCGACGAAACCCCAACCCCAACCACCGACCAGGAGGTCGAACCAATGTCAGAACCAACCCAGGTCGAAGCATCAGCTCCGGCAACCATCCCTACACTCCCTCTCTACGCTGAACCGCGTCGAGAGTTCAAGCTCCCCACACCAGGCGAATGGATCGCAGCTGCTGTGGAAGGTGGCTCACGCTTCGCCGAACTTCAGTCGAAGATCAAAGCAGCAGCCCCCGACGTCACGACCAGCGACCTCGATGGAGTTATGCCGACCCCAGTTGTCGGACCTATCTACAACAACTTCCGCGGGCTCCGTCCAGTAATCGACGCTGTCGGCGCTCGCTCGATGCCACAAGGCGGAAAAGTGTTCATCCGACCAGTGGTGTCGACCCACACTTCGATCGCCTCGGTCACCCAGGGAACGACGATCCAGTCCGGAACCTACGTTGTCGACGATGTCCAGATCACAAAAGGCATTTACGGAGGGTACGTCGAGCTGTCAGAAGCTTCGATCGACTGGTCCTCGCCTGAGGTGCTCGGCGCGCTGGTCGACGACATGGCCCGCATCTACGCAAATGAGACCGACAATGTCGCAGCCGACGCTCTCGCCACCGGCTCGACGAACACTCTCAACTTCGATGATGCCGACTATGACAAGCCCGAGAAATGGGCCGAGTTCATCTACTGGGCAGCAGCCGAAATCCTCACCGACTCGAACGGCAACCTACCGAACCACATCTTCGTCGATCCGAATATGTGGCAGCGCCTGGGTCGTCTCTCCGACGACTCTGGTCGACCACTGTTCCCACAGATCGGACCGATGAACGCTTTCGGCACGATGGCCCCCGGAACTTACGGAGCGACTGCTTTCGGTTTGACTGTGGTCGTCGACCGCAACTTCGCAGCGAACACGCTCATCATCGGCAACGGAGACGGCTTCGAATGTTGGGAACAGCAGAAAGGCGTCTTGTCCATCGAGAACCCTTCCCTGCTGGCCCGCACGATCGCCTTCCGCGGATACTTCTCCGCGAAAATGATCGACGCGACCAAGTTCATCAAAGCTGCGATCGTCTGATCGACTCGGAGACTTAGGATCATGGCGACATTCTCGATCACGCATCACCAGCGCCTCGATGATGTCGCCGTGATCCAGACCTTGACACCGACCGACATCGCTG